TTTCTCCAAATATCTTTATCCTTATTCCCTTTTCCGGAAATTCCTAGACCGAAAAGTTCGTTGAAGTCTGATAGAGTCTTTACTCTGATCGGCTTCATTGCTGGTCCAGCTAACGACCTACCGATAATCAGCGGTCCTCTATCATCCGAAACAACTTGTGGAAGTTGAGTTTCATCAACTTCATTAAGAATAATTCCGGGTGAAATAAAATCAAATTTTGTAGGCATTAAGATTCTCCTTATTAATACGTTTATCTCTTATAAATAGTAATGTAAAGATGCAAACGCTCTATTCTCTATAATCCTTATCTTTCTTTTTCCACGGAGCCTTATCGCCAACAATTCTTCTTTCGCCTGTTATTCTAATCTTTACTTGATTTTCTCTCCGAGCAAGCAGAGGTTTTTTTCTAGAATATCCTTCACCAGAAAAGTAACCTAGCACTTTTATATCTATTTTTGTTTCAAACATTCTCTCTTCCTCTGATAGATTCGAGGTGTTGTTGTTTAAGGAATAATCTTGTTGTATGAATGCTTCGTATTTG